TGCGTCGTCTACAATCTGCACGCGAGGGTTGTTGGTCCGTGCTGCGTTGTCCAATACAGCGCGGGGCATTGCCGTGGCCGCATCTTGGTCATTCAAGATAAGGTCGGCAACCGACCGGCCATAGAACGTGTGTGGCTCTGGGTCTACTTCAAAGACAGCAAACGGAATGTGTCCACAAGGCTCATAGTCTAATAACTTATATTGATTCCCGCCCAACGTAACTTTTTGTAACTGCGCGACTCCAGTTCCATTTACGTCAATCTTAATATACGCCTCAGTCACAGCTACCAGACGCATTGAGGGGTCTTGTACGTCCTCGTCAGAGTAATCCTCTTCGTACCCCCTACGTTGGTACTCCTCCACCTCAGAGAACGTGTCAGAGTGTTGTAGGCCGCTTAGATCGTAGACTTCTTCGTAGTCATAACCCATAGCCACCAGATCGCCCACACGCATTTCTGTACGATGAGCAACAACGTAATAATCATCGATAGAGCGCGAGTTACGATCAATGAAAAACTCTTCTGGAGGTACGCTTTCAACGCACATCTTTCCTTTCTCGACCGTGCGAGCAATTTTAAGGTCATGGCGCGGAGCTTCCATCTCCATGCCCATTTGATCGACTTCCATGACCATTTTAGTCGTGTGCTGAAGTACCTCAACGTCGTCTTCATTAACGAGCACAGAAAACTCCATGTCGTTAAGATCTTGGAAATCGTATATTTCTTGCTCTTGGTAAGTATCCCAGTAAACCTTGACGATACCGACCTTCTTAATAAGAGAATCGTGTATTGCATCGTTAAGCACCCTGTAGCCGTTTAGCTCATTGAACTGGTAGTGCATATACTTAGTGGCCTGCTCGGCCATCTGCACGTCTTCTTGGTTACGTGGCACAAACTCTACCGGCTTATCAGTAGACAGGAATACGCGCATTAAAGAAGGCTTAATAGCCCGTACGGTATCCCGTACCTTTGTAGAAACAACCTTAGACCGTCCATCCTCTTCACCGATATCGGTCTCGCCGTCAAAGTAACGCTGTGCCTTTATGCGGTCTTCAGCAATCTCAGATTCACAGAAATCGACGGCGTCTTGTATTGCCTCTCGTGCAATGCCCTCAATGTCCTGCTCTGTCATTGGTTTTAAACTCATTGCTGTTCTCCAAAGTTAAGCAACCCGCCTGTCGCACTTCCTGTCACAGGAGCGATCTGCTGCACTGCTGCACCGCGACCAGCGTAACCGGCGGCATTTAATATTTGCGCTGTTCGATCGTAAAGTTTACCAAGGGCATCGCGATCAGTAAGTGCTTTTCGGACAAGAACCGGATCTTCTGACATCAACACATTTACTACTTGTAAGCGTTGTTTTTCATTTAATTGAGGGGTCGCTTGAGCAATCAATCTTGCCCCTTGTTGAGCAATTGCAATTGGGTCTAATTGCGACATTCTTAGCATATCTTCTGCCGATGTTCGCGTGCCAATTTGAGATGCAGCCGCTTGTTGCGGAGCAGTTTGGCTACCAAATATAACTTGTTGCTCTGCTTCTTTTGCGCCTCCCGCGATATTAAGCTTTCGGGCTACTTCTTCCATGCTTTCATCTGGGAATACAGCGCGCAATACAGCTCCTTCTTGACGATCTGGGTCAGCAAGCCGCCCCATAAGCGCTGGAGACCTACGCATTCGATTATTAACTGCCGCCATAACACCAGCTCGATAGGCTTCTGCTGCTTCTGGCGACGAATCTACAAGACGACTAAACAGTATTTCTATTTCGTCAGCGTCTTTTCCTAGCGCTTTACGGCCTTCTTCAAATTGATCTCTAACCATGCGTCGAGTAGATGCAAGCGCTCTAATTTCACCAAGCCCTGGATACGCAGTATCAAGTTGTGCTTTCAATGCTTTTTCAGTTTCAGCAAAGCCTTCTGCGCGCGTTCCTTTGCCAGCTTGATACAAACCGCTTGCCTCATCCCGTAAAGCTCTGCGAATAATTTCAGCGTCTTCTAGCGTAGGCATTCTACTTAGCATTATGCGTCCAGACTGATCTTCTGCAAATAACGGTACGAGCCGGTCGCTTTCTGCATAAATTTGCTGAAGCTCAACTCTCGCCGGCCCAAACCTTTGAAGAATGCTTTCTAAATTACGTGAAATTTCTGGAGTGACTTCTGGCACAGTTTCAAATGCCGCTTTATATCCCTGCCTTTCTAAATCTAAAAGCTCATCGTCTGAAGCCTGCATTGCTCGCATAACATTGCGATCGCCCATCCGGGGTGTTAATCCGGCTTGCAACCCAGCCATAGCTTCTTCTTTTGTCTGCTTGGCGCGTTGCGGTAAGCGTTCCGTAATTGCCGCTCCTGGCTCTCCCATCTGAGCTTTGTATGCGCGAAGGGTTGCCATCAAAGTTCGATTCTCAGACATTAGCCGGCCTTCCATTAGATCGGCTACAATTTCATCTGTATTTTTTCCTGTAGCGTCAGCTAATCGCTGCAATTCAGCTTGAACTTTTGTTGCTGGTCGCTCACCTATAAATCGAGATGCAAACTTTTTTAACGCCTCTCCAGTAGGCGCAGCCGCAGCACTAAAGACCGCGCCAGTTAAGGCCCCAGCCGGAACGTCCTGAAGGCTGCGTAATCCCTCTCTTTCGCTATAACCGGCGGCAGCTAAACCGCCCTCGCCGGCACCGATTGCGCCAACTCTTAACGCGGTAGGGGCAACTCTTGCGCCCGTGGTTGCTGCGCTTAAAGCGCTACCCGCTCCAAATGTCATTAGCCCTGGAACTATTGCACCAGCTAATTCAGCCGTAATCGCTTCTCCAGGATATGCTTCTTGGTAATCTAATAGTTTTTGCCTTAACTCATCACGTATTTCTTTATATCCGCGATCGTCTTCTGACAGCCCTACAGCGCTTAATGCCGCACGACCTGCGGCCTCAATCTCTTCTCCAAACCCAAAAGTAACACCTTGAGCAAATGCCCGGCGTTTTTGTTTTTCAACTGGCGGTGCAACAGGTATAAAGCGGGCAAAGTAATTTTGTATTTCTTGCTCTGTCGCGTCATCAGGAAAATTATACGGTTTCCCGTCCGGACCCTGCCTAATCATCGGCCTAAATCCTTTGGTGAGACTTGCGTCACGTTCATCGGCTCAGTGCCGCCAGGTATCTTATAAGATTCAACGTGATCGCTGTACTTAACGCGACCTGCGCTTAACTCTCGTGCTTTTTTCATTAACTCATTACGCAAAATTCTTTGAACTCGTATCTTGTTGTTCAAAAGCCTTCTGAGTTCCGGCTCTGGTAGGTTTAAATCAATTGTACTTGATAGCGCTAACTTTAACTCTGACTCACTCAATGCGCCAAAAGTTGCGCTTTGTATCAAATCGATACCCATCTCAGTTGCTGCTTGTCGCAAAGTAGTAGTTGCTTCGTTAAACGATGGTAGATAAGAATTTACAAAGCCCGATTCTCCGCCTCGCGCCATTGCCGACAAAGCCCTGTTTAAGGTGTCTATTGTTCCAGTAGCTCTTTCGGCTGCTACAAATGCTTCTTGGCCGGCTTTCATTGCTCGCGTAAAATCAGCAGTTTCTAATTCTGCTGCACGCTCTCTAGTAGAAATTTCACTTGGCGTTTCTCCAACCGCCCCCGGAACATCTACCCTTTTATATGTTTGAGTATTAGGGTCATATTGGACGCCATACATTTGCCCAGTTGCAGGATCTACCTGTGGTGCAAACCCTTTTGTTGCAAACGTGTCGCCAGCCACCCCTATAACGGCTTTTAAAGCTTCTGCTGCTAGCGCCGGATTTGCTTCTACAGCTAAAGCAAGATCAGGCCTGCCTCTACTTTTTAAATACTCTACCGTTCTGTTTGCTTGTTGCGCCTGTTGACGGCTTGCTTGCACGCCTGATGCACGAGCTTGCACTGACTTAACTAAATTAGGGTCAGGCTGTAGCCGCATAGAGTTAAGCGCAGTAACAATCTGAGCATTACGCACAGGGTCTTGTAGCGCATCCAAAGCACCTCGACCTAAGCGGCTTAGTAGACCTGCTTGTTCTGGTTTTGCAGTAGTAGAGCCTCCACTAACAGACCTTGCCGGTTGCATAGCTTGTGCGCGAGCGGCCTCAAAGTTTTGCATTTGCTGTTGAGCTTGAGGCGTCATTGCTACCTTTGCGTTTGGTGCGCGACGTTGTTGTATCTGTTCCATCATTTGCATCATTCTGCGCTCTTCATTATCACGCGCTGATGTTTTTGGTGGTACAGGTTGACCAGCCATCATTCCTGACATAATTCTACCCTTTAACCCATGCCTAATATTTTCATGAATTTTTGAATTTTTTCCATATCGACACCGTCACCTTGACTTGGATCAATGCCCATAATACCTGTCCCCGATGCCATTGGGGCAATTTGCGGTTGCTGTAGCAAGCCGCCGCTAAAACCTAAAGCCTGTGGTTGTTGAACAGCAAACGGCTGGGCAATTTGCGCAGACGCGGCACCAACACTCTGAGCTTTTTGACGAATTAATGCTTTTTTCTTTTCGTCTTCCATTAGCAAATCAAGCAAGCCTTTGAAAGCTTGTTTTTGTTGCGGCGCTTGTGAGTCTGTTGCAACCATAGTTTTATCCTTTAGAACATTGACGCGCCAAGCGTCAGGTAATCAAACAACCCTGGCTGCTTAGACGTTGTGCTGGACTGTGGCGTAGGCGTAGCACCCAATGCCTGAGCGTAATAACCAAGAGCCTGAGCGGGGTAGTTACGGAAGCCCTCAAACTGAGATCGAGCTGCATTCATAATCTGCTGCTGTAACTGCTGCTGTAATGCGCCCTGTTGAGCCATTTGATTTTGTACCGTTTGCCCCATTCCA